CCAGTAACAGGGGCACTTTGTGCAGTGTCAGAAGCCGAGAATAGGCTAAAAACACCCATTGCTATCTGGGATGCAGAAGTTGCTGTGTTGTTTATTTGAACGGTACTATCGAGCATAAGATGTGACGAATTAGAGGCTGTACGGTCGATTATCGTAATCATATTATACTTTTGGCCAGCCACCAAAGTAAGTGATTTTGCAGTGTTTATGAAGTAAGTACCACCTGTATCTCTGGCCGCGATTTTTGTTCCGGGTATTGTAGAGTCTGCAAATCTGAAATAACCACTTCCATTCTGCCGCCACCAATATTCTGTTGCAGCTATTGAATCGACACTACCTCGAAAAGCTATAATGAGACTATCAACGGCAGTTGTCGGCCAGAATGCAGTTATCCGTTGAGTGCCGCTTAACGTCTGTGTATCAACCACTGCACTTGCTGCCGGTGGTGGTGCAGAAGCCATTTGGAAAGGTTACTGAGTCCGGGTAAAGGCATTATTTAATATCCAGTACACTTGAAATAAGAATGCGGGTTGTTGATATCACTGTATATATTAGCATATCCTGAGCTGCGGCAGTTGTGGTAAGTGTCGGGGCCGTGCCACCAGCAAACTCATAATTAGTGCCATAGGCCAACGTCCGCGACCCTGTGGCATCTTGCACAACACGGATGTAACCCGATTGACCGGCTATTGGGTTCGTTGGATTGCCAAGCGTCCTGTTTCCCCCCAATGTTACTGTTCCGTTTAAATATGTGCTCAGGTCCAAGGCAATAGTCGTTGCATCAGTGAGTGTCACCTCAGCCGCCGCCGCGTAAACCTGTGAGCCGGTTAATGTTTTGTTTGCGGCCTTCGCTCTGTATTCAGCCGCTGTTGCATACGCAGCCACACCAGCAACAGACGTGCTGGCTGCTGCCTCATCACCGGTATTGGTGCCGGTTACAGTATCAAGTGCTGCCGCATATGCTTGTACGTTTGTGCCGATAGTCAGTCCCAGAGTTGAACGAGCGTTGGTGGCGGCAATAGCAGCCACAAGACCTGCTCCATAGGCAGAAATTGTTGTCGTTGCAGGTAATGAGAAGGTTTTAAGATTTATGCTGTAGTCAGCTTGCGTAGCGGTACGTATAACCAGCGCGGTAACACCGCCGGTGCTGCCGTCAGTACTGTCAGTTGTATCTGATTTGTCATTAACTACGAATACATCATCATCAGCTAAAACCGCGACTGTTTTGGCAAGTTTAATTGCTGGTATTGATATAGTAACCATATCTTTAAGTTCCTTGTGTTACAATTTCGGCGCCAGTTTGGGTCACTATAATTGCACCGGTTTGTGTTACTATTGACGAAGAGACTGCAACAGTTCTTGGTGCGATTACACTTCCAAGTGAGCTACTTATAGAAATTCCTATCATATTAATTTCCTAACAACTGCTGTAGGGCGTTAACGCCGCCACCGACATCGGTTTGTGATAGAGCCGCTGCGGAGTCTACTATTTGTGAGCCTTGGTCGAGTTGTGATTGGTCACCCGCCGCCTGTTGCTGTTGGGCTTTTGCGGCAGCGATATCCTCTGGTGAATTCATCTCGTCGGCAGCTAGACCCAGGGCGTTACCATAATTAAGTAGGATATTATCCATGTTCGGCACGTTTACCGCTTCGGGATAGATCGGAGCCACTTCACCGATGAACTGAAGGTAGCGTTCGGTCGGAACAGTGTTGAAGGCTTTTTGTGCAACTGACAAGACTGAATTGTAACTGATTTCTACTTCTATGTCCTGGTACTGTTCGGGGTAGTCGGGTAGAACACCGCGTCGTTTAGCCAGTGCTAAGGTGCGTAGAATAATCGGATTTAATACTTCAACCTCAAAGCGCTGCAAAACAGGGCCGAGTAGAACTAGCTTTTCCTCTTTTAAACCGCTTATTTCGGTAGCCGAACGAACAGTGTCTAGGTTGCTAATCATTCGGAATAGATCGTTGTGGAAGCCCCTGCCAATTCGCTGTTGGATTGAAAGTATATCGTTGGAGAGTTCAGCTATTGGTAGACGGACTTCGTGGATTGGTTTCATGCCAACCGAGTTAATCCCGCTAACATAGGTTATGCCGTGGGGAACCAAGGCCGAGGGTTTATTTTGGAGCTGGATATCAGCAAGCATTGGCGGGCGGACCATTTTATCTAGCCCTTGTGCCTTGTTCTTAGTCTCTGCTTGGAGTTGTACCACATCGGGGTAGTTATCCATGGCCGGAGAAGAACCATAATTATCGTTACCGATAGTTTCCCAACGGGCGAAAGCACCAATTAACTCGTGGAAGCCGTTTGCTGCCAGTATTGTTCCGCTTTCCCCACCACGTTCCCAGTATACTTCCCGGTACTTGAACGTTTTGGCAACTAAACCATCGTCTTTATTCGGCTCAATTAGGTGGACTATTGTGTGACTGGTTAGTTTTCCGCCAGTTGGAGTTTCAAACGCAGTACGAATACCTGTTGAAACGTTGTCTATTCCCCAGCGGGCTACTATTTGTGCTACATTAAGGTTGAATTCGCGGGCGAATATGTCCACCTGTAAACGGTGGGATTGGGAGAAGAAAAACTCACCGAGGGCTGAATTGTAACAGCGGATTATTGCTTGGTCATCATCGTAAACAAGCATCGCAGCAGAACCAAATAAAACTAAATCAAGGTATAGGGTAGAGATTGCTGAATAGAAATTGCTTTCGGCAAAAATAGAATATAGGATACTTTCACGTTGCTGGAGGTTTATGGCCAGTTCACGATGTTCAGCAAGATCGTATCCCTTTGCGCCGAGATTTATCCAAGGACGGGCTGGCGAAGTGATACCATTCATCATGCCGGAAGCGAGCGTACGGGCCGAGAAAGTACCCGTAGGGTCTAGGATGAATTTATTTCGCTCTAGGCCGTTTACTGCGCGAGAAGATGTGAGCCAGGAATAGCGCCGAGGAAGATACATACGTGCGATGTCTTCCCAGTGGGGCTTCCACCTGTCCCGGTCAGAAACCAATTCTGACATTAATCGTTTAAGGGTTAAGTGAAGTTCGTTATTTATTTTCACAGTGCGGCCCCTAGTAGGGTTTTCTTACGGATAGCGGCTTTTCGTTGGAGACCGGCAGTCGAACTGGTTCCGAAGGCGTTGGGAATTGGAGAGTTTGGGCGAAGACTACCTGCGGAACCTTTCCCGTCGGACGAAATTCTTGGCGGAGTTATTGCGTTTGGTGCAGTGGCTGGGGATTTGATAGTTTCCTTACCGCCGCCAAGTAACTTGCCGATTGGGTCTAATACCGCTGTCATAATTTATCCGCCAAGTAGAGTTTTCTTTTTCGTCTTCGCCTTACGAGATAAACCGCCTGGAGAAGTTGAAATGAATGAATTGATGCCACCGAGTAGACTGGTGGCTGATGGAATATTCCCGGCTGTTTCGATGTTAACTGGGTCTATTGCGGCTGGAATTTTTTCGGGTTTTTGAATTTTCGGTTTAGAAAAAATAGAAGTCATGCGTAGATGTTCTCCAGTGAGAATGGATCGTAGTCTTTCGCGATAATAGGCATCATGCCGGATTTCTCACCAGTGGCTGGAATATAATCTGGAAAAGCGAAAGTGCAAGCGAGTGCGTCCGCAACGTTAGGGGAGGGTACACCACGGCGGCGCATATCTCGCTTGCTCTCCAGCAAAATTGCATCTGATCGAGGCAACTCTGCTGTATTTGGTCCGGTTAATTCATCGAGTAAATTTGGTACTTGACCTTGGATGTCTTTAGGGATTGTGCCGGTTTTTAGCCACTCACGCATTTCACCCCAGATTTCGGCACGTTTATTTGCGTAGTTTATTCCGCGAGTGTGGGTGGCTATACCGTCGGCCTTTGAGCCGAAATCTACTGAGATTACTGGGAAGCCGCCAGTTCGTAGAATGTCGATTAAGCCCCCGCCGACATATCCACAGTCTATAAAGATGTATTGAGCGTGGTACATGTTGTGCATCATTATAACTTTTTTAGCCAGCTCAACGATGGATAAATCACGATAGATTTGGAATGGGCGACTGAGACCGTCGAGGCCGCAACGAGGGTAGATTACCGATGCGTCTGCGTTCCGGCCGACATCTACACCTAGGACTACTGAGGCGTAGGCTTCGGTTAAGACTTCACGACCAACTGCATCACGAGCGCGATCATAGGAAATAAAGGACTCAGCGTCTACGCGTGGGAATACGCCGCGAACCCTCACACGAACGAAATCGCTGTCTTCACCATAGTCTTCGATCCACTCATCAATCTGCTTCCGGTTGGTGAATGAAACGTCGCGGGAGTCTACTCGAATTGAATGCCAGCGGTTTGCAAATTTACCCCGGTCGAAGCACTCGCGAAAGCGACCCTTGTTTCGAGTTGGATTACCGAATACAGCCCAGATAATTTGGGTATCGCTGTCGGTAAGTGCGCCCTCAGTTACTTCCCAGATTATATCTGGAATGCCTGAACCTTCATCGAATACGACTATGATACGCTTGCCCTGATTATGTAGGCCAGCGAATGCTTCTGTATTACGCTCTGACCACGGAACCATGTCGATTTTCCAGGTATTTTCGTGGTCTGGATCGGCGGAATAGTATTTGGTGGCAGTCATTTTGAAGTATTCACGGCAGATTGAGAGCTGGTGCCACTTGGTTAGTTCAGCCCATGTTTTGGTTTTTAGCTGGTTTTCGGTATTGGCTGTTACGATCCCCTTGGTGTTTTCGAAGGTTGCCATGGCCCAGATTAGGAGCCAGGCTACTAGAGCGGATTTGCCGACTCCATGGCCGGAAGTGGTTGCGAGTTTAATCGCTTGGCTAAAATCAATTAGGCCGTTGCCGAGATCGATTAGGATTTTCTTTTGCCACAATTCAGGTCCGTCGCGCTTGGCGAGGATTGTTCCGGCTACTCCCCACGGAAATGCGAACATAACAAACTGGAAAGGTTTATTAACGTACTCAGCACATTCTATGAGAACTTCATTACTCATGTAGGTTGATTTTCTCCGAACATCTTTTTAGCTTCGTTTAAAATATCAGTACAACTGAAATTGCATCAGTCCCTGTGTTGAGAATTTCCCGCACCGTAATTGGGTGAACTACGCCACCGACTAGGGAAGGGATTACTACTGAAGTAGTATCCGACTCACTGATAAGTGCAACCGCCCCGGTCGTGGGAAGGATAAAACCACGAGCCGGGGGTACGATGGCCACACCGTCAGTTGGGGTAACTACACGCAGTTTTTGCGCCGGAACAGTTT